AGACCGCAGCCACCAATTGACGCGACGATTTCCAAGGGACAACTCGCGAACATTTTACCCCTTTCCTATGAGTTTCACGCCAGCGCGAGCGCCCTTTATCAGCTTAATGTCGCTGTCGATTCGGTCTAGGATTCCTTCGAGCCGCGCGGCCTTGATGGGAAGCCCCATAGTCAGAAGGCTTTGCATGTCTTGGTAGAGCTGGTTTAGGTCTGCCAGCGCAAGTGTCATGTAGCGCTTCCGCTCATCGACGTTGCGCGGCGTGTTCGGATAGAATGCGTCGGCCTTAACCAGATTGAAGACAACGCTTCGCGCCGTCTCTGCCATAGGCACCGCGAAGATGAAGCGGTAGGATTTCGGAACGTCGCGCGACGTTACAAGGCGCGTCACGTCGTTTCTGATCGCAACCGCCGTGTTGAAATACTCGAAAGAGCTTAGGTTGCGGTTGCGCATGTATACGCCGCTCACTTCGCGGCACCTCCTAATCTGCGACGGTTAGGCGCATGCGCAAGGCATGCGCCAGCGCGGTACTGTGTACGGCTTATCAGCCTATGAGGAAGCACGGCAGCGGGCGTATCCAGTCGTACGTCGGCGCGCCGTTGCTGGCATAGCCGCCGTTGCTGACAGAGCACGCGGTGGACGCAGAACCACCCACGACAGACCGCAGCCACCAATTGACGCGACCGCCAGCGACGCGGCCTGCCGTGTCGCCGAAGATGGGGAACTGGCTATCGAAGCCGACAGAGTAGCCCTTGGTGCCCCATACCGGGCAGCCGTAAACCTCCATCTCTGAGGGCGACCAGACCTTGCCCAAGTCCGCCCAGCTAAAACTGCTCGATTCTGTGAGCTTTTCGCTCGAAGAATAGCGCTCTTCGAGAAGCACGCGCTGCGCCATGATCGCGTTCTGAAGCGCGGTCGGCAGCGCTGGCAGGAAGTCGTTGATTTCCCAGTCGTGCAGCTTCGAAACCAAGTATGGGTGCTTTTCATCGGCGGTACCGTTGTTGTCGTTCGTATCGCGCCACTGAAGGTAGCTGGTGTTTGATGCCTTATCTCCGGTGACGCTCACGGGCGCGAGCGGCACCATGACGATATGATGCCCCTTCGCTGTGTCGCCGCACTGGTAATAGTGGTCGATAGCGCCGATGCGGTAGCGCACCGTCTGCGACGGCACGTTAGCGCCCGCCGTGATGGGAACGTCGATGTAATCGCCGATGCGAAGACCGGCGAAGTTGGCGCTTCGAGCGCGGTTCCGAAGCCATGTGTAAACGTCGGTGCTCCCGATCTCGTTTGCGAAGACCGAAGCGAGCGAGCGCCCAGCGTAAGAGTTTGTGTTGTGCTGTCGGTCGTATTCCTCGGCAGTCGTTACGGCGTTCGCCGTGTTGCGCGCAGAAGAATCCTTCAGATTGTAGGCGGTTCCGCCGATAGAGAACTTCGACAAGTCGGCCATTGCTTTTCTCCTTCCTTAGTTGAGCGTCGCCGTCTCGCCGCTCACGGTCGCCTGAGCGACGGTTACGGTCTCGCTAGAAAGTGCGGTGCGTCTGTTGGTGGGCATGTACGCCGTTTCGCCAAGGACTATGTAGCCGTCCTGTAGCTCCACAAGCGCCGTCGCAAGCGTCGCGTTCTCTTCGCGCAGCTCCTGCACCTCGTCATCTGAGGGCGGCTCGATAGAAGCGATAGAGTTTGCGATGTTAAGCGCGTTCTGCGCAGCTGCGGTGGCATCCTCCGCCGCGCCGTTTGCCGCAGCAGCGGCGGCGTTGGCGCTTGAAGCGGCTGTGTTCGCCGCGCTCGCGGCGGCGTTGGCGTTGGATGTTGCCGCGTCGGCGTTCTGCTTCGCGGTGTTGGCGGCTGATGCCGCGTTGTTTGCAGCCGTGGTTGCAGCGTCGGCGTTCTGCTTGGCGGTGTCCGCCGCCGAAGCTGCGCTTGTCGCCGACGCTGCGGCATCGTTTGCAGCCTTCGCGGCGTTGGTCGCGCTTGTAGCAGCCGAGTTCGCCTTGCTCGCGGCGCTGTTCGCCGCGCTGGCCGCGCTGTTGGCTGAGCTTACGGCCTGATTGCCACGGTTGATGAGGTCTTGAACGGCATCGTCCCAGTTCTGCGCGGGCTGCTGTCCGTCAAGAGCGCTTCGCAGGATTTCGATAGCGAAGCGCTCCGTTGAGTAGGTCGCACCGTTCTTTGTGATCGTGAAATAGGCTTCGTCGGTGTAGCCGGACACGCTGCATAGCTTCGATTCGTCAACCGTGATCGTGGCGGCGTTTCCGCTCACCGAGCACTGGCCGCGATAGTAGTTCCGCTTGTTCGGCAGCAGCACGACAAGCCATGCCGTAGCTCCGGAAAGCGAGAACTCAACTCCGTTGTCGTAGATAAGCGCCTTGATTGTGGTTCCGCCATCGTCGCCCTGCCCAACCTTGATGCAGGTTCCCGCGCCCTCCTTCGAGATATCGAGTTCAAGCGTCCGTGTGTTGCTCATCGCTCGCCGCCTTCCTCGCCGGTTCCGTAAGCGAGCGCGCGGAGGGCTTCGAGCGCTTCTGCGAAGCTCATAGCAGATCGCGCCTTGCTAGACACGGGCTGCACGTCCGCACTCGCGGCGACGGCTGGCACGCTCGCGGCCAGAGCGTCGAACACATCGACAACAGCCTTCATGCGGTCATCGACGTACAAGGGCTGAACGAGCGTGAAGGGCTGATCGTCGTTGATTGGCTCCTTCACGTCTTCCGGCTGCACGACGGTTCGGTTTCCGTCTTCGTCAACTGCAATGAAAATCATTCCGTTGCTCGCGGCGCGGTTGATAAGCTCTTCGTCGTATTCGGTCACCATCGCTTCGCAGTTGCCTATCGGGTCGTGCAGCATGTGATAAAGGGTCTTGCTCATCGTTCCTCCTAGTCGAAGTTGCATACCGTGCAGAAGCCGTCTACAAAGTCGATGCTTCGCGTTGCGTTCCACCATGTAATCGTGCCGTCGCCGTCATCCTGAATCTTGCTGATGTAATGCAGCGTGCATTCTTTCGTGATCGCATGCGTTGTCGTGGTGCTCTCGCTGCTAGATGCAGCGGCGGAAATAAGCGGCGTGGTGATTCGTATATGCTGGTTTCCCGTCAACTGAAGACCAGTCGTTAGCTGCCCGGTGCTAACGTTTCGCATGTGCGCTGAGAAGTCGATAGTCCCGATATGCGTTCCGTCTTCGTAGCCTGTAATCTCGCCACTGGCAAGACGGATGAGGTTTGAAGCAGAACCGCATTCGAACGTACCGTTAGCGTCGATATTGTTTGCCGTCATGTAGTTTGTCGTAAGCGAACCGGTGTTGAGGTTCCACGTGCTGCGACCGTATCTGTCACTGATGATGCCAGTTTCAATGTAGGTGGCATTGATATAGACTTTGCCCCCGCTGAGATAGATTCCCTGCGTAGCGCCGTTGTTCGTCAAGCGATTGAAAACATCGCGTTGCGTGAGTGAATCGTCTAACGCGTCCACCTTGTCTTGCGCCTGTTTCTGCTCAATCATGTTGCTTGCTTGGCGCGCCGCAGAGTTGTACGTCTTGATGCTGGCGGCATAGTCGCTGTAAGCAATTTCGTAGAGCTGCATAGCGTCGGAAAGCTCTTCTGCGGTCGTGGTGTCAAGAACGTTCTGAATCCTCAGAAGCAACTTCCCGTGAGTTCCGTTAGCACTGAACACCGCTTCGTATTGCGTCCGAAGAACAGCCTTGAACTGCGCATCGAGATACGAACTGTTGTATAGGCTGTTGTACTCGCTTTCGAGGTCTTCGCTCTCCTTTTCCACGGTTTGCAGAATCTTAGATACCGCCGCGTGCTCTGCTTCCGTTATGATTCCGTCTTCGGCTATGCCGTCCATCGTCTTATCGAGTTCGTCAAGACCGCTGAAAAGATCTTCAACGCTCGTGTCGCCAAGTTTCGCGCCAGCGGAAAGCGAGAACTCGCCGCTGGTCAAGTCCCAGAAGTTGTTTCCCTTCTCGTCGGTCAGCAGACCGGCGCGCACGCGGTCAGCCTTCATGGTTCCAGCGTTGATAACGTCGGCAGTAACCATGCCGCCAGTGAAGAACGTTCGCCAATCCCATTGACCGTCTGACGTAAGGCCAGCAGCCAACCGCTGACCGCGACCGTTGACGTTGATAGCCCACATGTCGGCGGTCGCCTTGACCGGCAAACCAGTTTCGGGGTTCAGCGGTACGTTGCTCCAAATCTCGCCCAGCTCGAACGTCTCGACATGGTAGGTTCCAACCGCGTTGAACTGAGCGTTGAGCGCTTGCTGAAGCTGAATCAGCCACGATACCGACGTGCCAGCCGCAGCGTCGTAGAGCGCGTTTTGCTGGCTGTTGCTCTTCAGGGCGCTGTTGACGCTCTGCCACATGTCGGCCATCGTGTCAGTCAGCGTGCCGAACGTCACAGTCGCGTCGCCGGTGAGCAAGTCGCGCTCAATCTGAGACACGCGGCCATGAAGGCGCACGCCCTCGGCAGAAAAGCCCTTGTCGATGATCGCCACGTCATCGCCAACGCCCACGCCCTCCCACGAGCGCCCGAAGGCGTATAGGTCGATGACCGAAGCGGTGTAGGTTACTTTCGGCTCCTTCACTTGCTCCAAGTAGTCTTGCGTTTCCTTCAAGAGCTGCGCCGCGTCCTCGCACTGCTCGTTGACGTATGACGCGACGGCGGGAAGAATGCCTCCCTCGCCGTCAGGGTGCCCCCAAACGGCGGTTGCTTCTGCATCCTCCACGTAGTCTTTGCCGCCGTTTATATCGCCGAAGGTGAGACGGCGACCGTAGCCGCCGCCCTCAGTCTCAACGCCCTTGCCGTAACCGTAGACGCGCGTTTTCGGGTTGTCGCTCGCAACCGAGCGCTTGACGGAAACGAGGTCTTTAGTCCACGTGAACCGCTTTGCGCTGCTCTGGTTGCCGCGCTTGGCGCGCACTCCCACGCGGCGGCTAACGATGCCCGCGCCGTCGTGGACGATAAGTGTTTCAAGCTCGCCGCCCCATGTCTCGATGATTCCGGCCAAGCCCTCGCGCACGCTCTCATGGTAGAAGGTGCGCGAAGCGCTGCCGCCCTGATCGCACGTGCCAACCGCCCAGCGCGTGTCTGCGAGGATTGACGCGAGGGCTACCGACACGCTGCCAGAAGGCCGCTTATCGTCCAGCCAGTCATCCCACGTCTCGTTAACCGAGTTAATGCAGACCGCTTGCGTCTCTGGCGCGCCGTCATCGTCGTGTACGCGGTCGATGGTGTCAACGATGTGTTCGTGGCACACGCCCTGACGGTCAATCCAAACTATGCGGTCGCCCTTCACGAGGTCTTCGGCGCACGTGATGTTCAGCTCGTCGGTTCCGTCCAGCGCGTCGGTGTGCGTTGCGGCGCTCACCGTGAGCCGCCCCAGATTGTCGCCCCAACGGCTGAAACGGGTGAAGCCTATGCGTCTAATTAAAGCCATCGTTCCACCCACTCTAGTACCGCCGTGCCGCTGGTGATGTTCAGGTGGCACCGCCCGTTGATTTCGAAGTAATCCGAATCAATCGTTACCGGCGCGGTCTGGTTGTTGACCGTCGCGTGCTCGGTCGCCATGTCAAGACGTATGGTGCTCGAAGACGTGAGCGGCGTGTTGACAGCCACGAACTCGCCGCTATCGACGTTCGTAATCCTCCACGTGCTGCCAGCGGCGGGCTTCGCCGTAACTTGCAGGTGAGCGGGGCGGTTGCCGCCAGCGTTGACGTAGACGTTGCCCGCCGAAACCTCCATGCGGCGGCGCTGTCCGTAATAGTCGGGGTCGCCGATATGGAAAGTCACGGTTGTAGTCGGGCAATCGTCGGTGATCTCGTCAAGGTCGGTGCTGCCGCTCACGATTGCGAGCAGGTAGCGCGTCGGGTCATCGGGAAGGTAGAGCGGCGCTGGTTCGTCCGTCCAGAGAGCCGCCGCGAGCTTGTGCCGCATCTCCGCGACCTCGCGGCGGTCTTCCGTCCTAAGCCAAATCTCAACGGGAAGGTCGTAGCCGCCACGGTAGGCGCTCTTGAAGACCTCACCATGCCGCCCCGGCACGCTCTCGAACGTCGCGTTGACGGTCGCCATGATGGGGCGGCGCACCTTGCAGTAAACCAGCTTCGATAGGTCGGTGCCGTTGAAGATGATTCGGTCGTGCTGGTTCCTAGTCCGTCTAAGTTGCAACTGGCACCCCCCTTTGCTTCAGCTTGCTTGCGATGCCAGCGCCGATCTGCTGGCCTGTCTCGTATGCGTCCACGCCGTCAGCTACCGTGGCGTAAACCGTCACGGCGACGTTAACGGGCTGGCTCGGCGTGTCGGCGAACCGCGAGAAGGCGCGGTTTACCGAAGTCTCGATGAAGCCTTGCAACTGCTTCTCAGGCGCGATGAACTCGCCGCCCGCTTCGCCAACGCCGACGATTGAAGGCTCATCGAAGTAGCCGCCGCGCGCGTACCAACTGATGCTCACGCTCGGTAGTGAAATCGGGCCGAACTCGTTCCAGCTCACGTTGAAGTGCGGAAGCTTTGGCTTCGGAATGCTTATCTTGATTCCGCCGAAGGCGTTCATGATCTTCTGCGGAATGCTCGAAATCGCGTTCCATGCGCTTTCGATAGGGTTCTCTATGAAGCCCCGAATGCTGTTGAACACGCCCTGCACCTTCGAGCCAAGGCCGGGGAATCCCAGCTTGTCGCCGATGCGGTCTGCGGTGCTAACCGCCGTGCTCTCGGCAGCGTCAAGCTTCGAGCCGATGTTGTCTTTAATCGCGTTGAAGGCGTTTGCCGCTTGGCTCTTCGCCGTCTCCCAGTCGCCGTTCATCGCGGCTTGAAGAGCGCCAGCCGCAGAGCTGCCAACCGTCTTCGCGGTGTTCATGTCGTTCTGCACCGTGGAAGCGATTTGCCCGAAGGCTGAATCGGTGTTTCCGGTTAGGTTGTTCCACCAGTTAGACACGGTATCGACCGCGCCTTGTGCGAGGTTCCCGACGTTGGTTTTAAGATCGTTCCAAGCGTTCGAAGCGCCGGTTTTGATGTTCTCCCAAGTGTCGGAAGCACCTTGCTTCAACTGCTCCCACTTCTCGCCAACGCCGGTGCAGAAATCAGAAACGCCGGTGCTGACCTGCTCCCAGATTCCGCCCCAGAACTCGGGCACGCCAGCGAAGAAATCCTGCACGGCTTGCCACTTCTCCGAAATCCAGCCGGTGAAGTCAGACCACATCTGCTTGCCAGTCTCGGTCTGCGTGAAGAACCACGTAAGGCCAGCGACGGCGGCGGACACGGCGGCAACGCCAAGGCCGATGGGATGCGCGGCGATAAGGCCGGTGAAGCCCGTCCAACCGCTAGAAAGCGTTCCGGTGAGCATGGTTCCCAGACCGCCCGCCTTGGTGACGATGCTTGAGAAGCCGGTTCCGATCTTGCTTAGAAAGCCCGTATCGCCCATGACCTTCTTAGCGCCGCCCCAAAGCTCGCCAGCGGTCTTGAAGGCGCTTCCCACGCCCTCTGCGGCTTCCATCGTCTTACCAACGGCGGTTGTCACGCCGCCGAAGGCGACCGCGCCTAGGGCGAGGTTGTTAACAAGCGTCTGCTGCTCTGGCGACAGGTTCTTGTACCAGCCCGTGACGGTTTCGAGCGCGGGCTCGAGCGTGTTAAGAAGGCTCGTGCCGATCTCGGTTACGGCGGTCTTGACGGGCAAGGCCGCTTCGCCGAGTTCCTGCATGCTCTGGTTCATCTTGTTCTGCGCGTCGCGCGAAGCGAGAAGGTCTTTGTTCGTCTCTTGGTACTGCTGTCCAGCTTCGCCGAGAAGCCCGTTGAGCGTTTCGGTGATGAGCGTAGACCGCTCTTGCTGGTCACTGCACGACGCGAGGGCGGCGTTGAACGCGTCTTCTTTCGTCTGCCCCTCTGCTATCGCTTGGTTGAACGCTGCTTGCGCGTCAGAGTTGCCGGAAAGCGCCGCGCTCCACTGGTCGGCGGAAATCTTCGACCAATTGAGGGCATCGGATAGGCCAGAAACGGCCTGTCCGGTGGAAGCGGCTTCTTGGGCACCCTCGGCAAGGTTGGTGATAGGTAGAGCGTCACCGAACACCGCAAAAGCGCCAGCGGCAATGTCTGTCCACTGTTGAAGCTCTTGCTCGTTCGTGGTCAGGCGTGCCAAGTTCTGCGCCGCTTCTGTCGCGGTGTCTTCCTCGCCAAGGATGCGGTAGAAGCTCGAATAGACGCTTTGCGCCGTCTCTGCGGTGCTACCCGCCTGAGTGAACGCAACTTCGAGCTGACCGCTGCGTTGTATCGCTTCCTCTTGGCTCGATGCAAGGCCGGTCAGTGCGCCAGCAGCACCGATGATGCCGCCAGACAAAGCGGTTCCTGCACTCGAAACCTTAGACCCGGCGTTTGAAATAGCGTCGGCGTTGTCCTCGATGGTCTGACCGAGCTTGCCAATCGCCGTTTTCGAACCTTCGGCCTGTCTCGCCGTGTCCGCAAGCTCGCTGCCGTAGCTGTCTAGCTGGCGCTCGCACTGCATGATCGCGCGCTTCAGGCTGTCGTACTGCCGTTCTTCCTGAGCCGTGAGCTGCGCGCCGCTCTGCTTCTTGCTCTCCAACTGCGCGAGCGCTTGCTTGTAAGCGTCAAGCTTCTGCTTCGTCTCGCCGTAGGCCGAGTTGAGCGCCTTTACCTTCTGCTCTAGAAGCTCAGTGTTTCCGGGGTCGAACTTCAGCGCCTTGTTGATATCGCGCAAGTCGCTTTGGGTGTCGCGCGATGCCTGCTGAACCTTCTTCAGGGCGCTTTGAAGCTCGGTTGTGTCGCCGCCGAACTTGATAACAAGCCCCTTGTAAGTGACCGCCACGTAATCACCCCTCTTCGGTTGTCAAAGTCCCATGAGTGCTTGAAGCAACGCGCCCTCGCGGGTGCGCTGCCGTCAAGAACTCACTTCATGTCATGACCAGAACGCGGCTTCGGCCTTGCGTGCCTTCTCGTCTTCGTCGTAGTGCGCCGCAGCGTCGGCGTAAAACGCGTTGATCTCCAACAGGTCTTGAACCTGCCGGTAGCTCATCATCTGAAGGTCTGAAAGCGTCAGGCCGCATTGCTGGCAGTTGTAGATGTATCGCGCGTCGCACGCGTCGCTAAGCTCGCTTGGCAGCGTCGGCGCTTTCCTCTTCGGCGGTCTTGGCTTCCACGTCCTCTTTCGCCGAAGGAAAAAAGTTGTCCTCGACAATTCGCATCACGTCGGAAGACCAACCGTCCTTGCGCTCCAAGTTGTACGCGTCCGATGGGAAGGAAGAAACCCACTCATCGAATCCGGTATCGAACTTCGGCGTTGCGGTCTTGATGCACGCGTAGAAGATTTCGAGCAGCGGGACGATAGCGGGCACGTCGCTAGTCATGAGAGAACCGGCGATCTTAGAAACCGCATCCGCAATGTCCTTCGGGCGCTTCCTTCCGCCCTCGACAACCTCATTGAAGCATCGAGAATAGGCAATCGGCGTGAACGCGTTGAAGGTCGCTTCGTAGCTCTTTTCGCCAACCTTGATAAGCATTCGCCACCTCCTAGGCCGTCGGCTCAGTCTTGTGCGCAAGCTCGATGTTCACCGCATCGAAGAACGTTGCATAGTCGGCAAGGCCGGTGAAGCTGTCATAGCCGCTCGTGCGAATGTCGGTGCTCGGGATGGTGACGGGTCGCCACGTGAACGGGTAATCGAGCTGCGTGATCTCCGGCGTGTCCTGAACGGTGTTAAGCTCCTGCGTCGGCTTCGAGAGCTGGCACATGAGAAGGCAGCGGCGGCGACCGAGCACGTGCCCCGGCTGCTCGCACATGAACGCGAACTTCTTAGGCGTGCGGTCGGCGCTAAGGATGGTTCGCCCGTCCTGCGCGATTTCGTAGCCCACGAGGTCTGCGATGAGCTGCCGCAGCTCTGCGGTGCTCTCGGTGTCGTAGAAGCTCATGGTTCCAGAGCCGCCGTTGTCCTGCTGCTTGTCAAGCCACGGTTCGTTGTCGGCGTAGCTCGTTGCCGTCTCAACGGTAGGCTCCATGCTGATAGCGACGGTGCCCGCGACGTGCACGGGGTCTTCGTAGGTAAGCGCGTCTTCGTCGGTGCAGATCGCGAAATGCGAGTTCTTCACGCCGAAGAATCCGTTTCGTGCCATTTGTTTTCTCCTAACTCTCGGCGACGTTCACGGTGAACGCCGCTTCGGTAAGCTCTTCTGAATCAATGTTCGTGATGCTCAGCGTGAACGGGCACTCTGCGGCTTCGAGCGCGTCGCGTATGCGTTTCTCGGTCGCGTAGTCGCGGTGCCGCGTGTAGAGCGCGATATCGTAGGGCATCCACGAAAGGTAGGTGCCGTTGTCCGCGTAGGCCGCTTCGTTGTAGCCCGCGACAAGGCAGATGAAGGGCGGTGCCGGTTCCTCGCCATCGGCGAACTTCTGGTTAGCCCACGGGATGCCCAGCGAATCGAGCACCCCGCATAGCGCCTTTAGCTCAATCATCGACCGTCGCCCCCCATCTCCGCGAACTCGCGCGCCACCTGGTCTGCAACCTTCCTGATAACGCCGTCGCCGGGAACGGTGCCGTAATCCTCGCCGGTCTGGTTCGTGATCTGGTGGCCGTTCTCCAACAGGTGCGTTAGCTGGTATCGCCGGTTGTGCACGGTGCATTCGGTGCCCGTCTCATCGGTCTTAACGTCGGCCTTCCAGCCCTTCTTGTAAGCGCCGGTGCGCACCTTGCTTTCTTGCTTCAACAGCTTCACGGCGCGCCTTCCGGCTTCGCCCGCGTTCTCAGCGAGCGCGGAAACGTTATCGTCCACGCACTCTTTCATGCAGCTTCGTATGAACCGCTCGATGCTCTGCTCAGCCACGTTCGCCCACCACCTCCGCGAGCGTCAGGCGCACGAAGTCGGGGCTTGACCTGTCAACGCGCGCGACCGTGAGCCGCGCGCCGTCGAACTCGACTAGCCGCTCTCCGTTGTAGGCGCTCTTGCGAATCTGCAACACTGCTTCGGGATGAATGCCAGCGGCAGCGGCGGCGTAGTAGGCGGCATCGCCCATAGAGAAGACGTTGCAGAACACCTTTCGCTTTGTTTCCTCCGTCTGCTGCACGCCGTATTCGTCCTTCTTGACGGTCTTAGCGATGAGCTGGCACGTGCCAGCCCACATGCTCATTTCACGCCCCCGAACTCCGAGCTGCCGCGCATCATGGTTAGCAGATCGTCGAAGCTCTGAGTAAGGCGGTCGGCATCGGGGTTGTCCATGCCGAAGTTCGCCTTGCAGTAGACCTTCACCGCGAGCCGAACCGTGCTGTTCGAATCGTCGGCGGCTACGGTATCGGCAACGCCGCCCGCGCGCATCGCGGCGCGGGCGGCTTCGATGAGGTCTTCGATCTCAGCGTCAAAGTCGGTGCATTCGGCGGGAATCCTCAGCGCTTCGCGGCACGCGTCAAGCAACTTCGGCTTCTCTGCCATGCGGCACCTCCTAAGCCTTAACGGCGGTGCCGATGGTGAGCTGTCCGAAAGCCTTCGGAACGGCAAGGCCGCCGTCAAAGAGCAGGTAGCCGTCAAAGCAGCGCTTCTGCGTACCCGGCTCGACATAGGGCGTAACGTCCACGCCGTCGAAGATGTTTCCACGGAACAGGTCGGGATAACCAGCCTTGATGATGCCATCGGCCATAGAATCGTCGCGCTTAACGAGCTTGCCGAAGATATGACCCTCAACGGCGGGGTCTTCGGTCTTCTCGTCCACGAAGTAAGAGCGCCCGTTGGCATCCTCGACCATAGCAATATGGTTCCAAATGGTGTTGCCGTTGGCGTAGATAATGCAGCCATTCGGCGCGGGGTTGCCGTAGGTGTAGAGCATGCCCAGAAGCTTGGTGATATCAGCCTTCTTCAGGGTGCCAGCGGTTGCGCAGTTAATCTTGTTGCCGGAAGCCATGCCGAGCGTGCCGTCAACAGTCTTGGCGTGGACACGCGCGTTGGCGGCGACGGCAAGGCGCGCGCCAGTCTCGTTGACGATGTACTGCTCAAAGCCGTTGATAGACTGAACCGCCATCTTGCGGCTCATCTTGACGGTCTTCTTGATCTCCTCGCCCGTAAGGGTGATGGTGTCGAACTCGTTCTGCTCCTCATCGGTGGGCGCTGCGCCCTCATCGGTCTTCGCCGCGTCGCCAGCCTTGATGCTCTTATGGCGGATAAGCTCGAACTGATGCGGGAAGTTGTCCTTGTGGATGTCGCCGTAGAGAACAGCCGTGTTGTCAATCAGCGTGAAAATCTGCGTCTGAAGCTCGACGGGGATAACCGCATCGGTGTTGCTGGTCAGATGCGTAAACGCCGTGCGCTGCTCGATAAGGTGGTTGTACGCGTCGCGCTCAACCTGCGTAAGCTCGGTGCCACCGATGAGCTGCACGCCGGAACGGCTGGCAATGTCCTTCACCCACGCGCGGCGGGCGGCGGCGTTGTAGTCGGTGGTGTCGCGCACCTGCGGAAGGGCACCGCGAGCGCTCGCGGAAGTCCCCAGCGGCACGGAATCGACACGGCGGGCGGTGCCGTTCTCGATAGCGGCGCGCGCAGCTGCAACGGTCGCGGTGTGGCTGTCGCGGCGCTGAGCGGCGGCGGCGTTGCGCTTCTCGATCTCGGCGGTAAGCGCGCTCATGCGCTCTGCGTCCTGCTCGGTCGGCTCGGTGTCGGTGCCGTCATCGGCCTTGTACTTATCGACAAGACCCTGAAGCTCGTTAAGCAGGTCATCCATAGTCATCTCGTCCATCGTTCTAAACCTTTCTGCTCTTGGCGATTGCCAGTGTCGCCCTCGCAACGGCAAGGGCACTCTTACGGCGCGCAAGCTCCTTGCGCGACTGCTCAATCGCTCCGTTGAGCAGGTTTCTTGCTGATATCTCGGTGTTCGGGTCAGCCGGAAGGCTGACGGCGGACACGTCGAAAACCTTTTTGACGCGCGTAATGGTCGTGGTATGCGTCTCGCGGTCGTATTCGTCTGCCGCTACCGTGAAAGCCCATGACATGCGCGTGATAAGACCGGCCTTTATCTCTTCGAAGAGATCGCGCGCGCCCTGAGAGCGCGACAGGTCGGCGGCGATGAAAAGCCCGTGCTCGTCCGGCTCCACAATGAGCGTCCCGTTGCTCATGCGGGCGTACACTCTGCC